CTGATTTTGACCAATATTCTTTGTTTATTTGTTGAATTGTAGCGTCAATTGATTCACTAAGCGGAACTTCATTTCCACGAAGATTATATAAGTCTTGGAATGAAACACCATACACGCCATTGTCAGAAAGAAACATAATGTTTTCGCCAACTTGAACAATGCTATCTCTAGCAACACAACCTATTTCATTTGTAACCAAACTCATAGCAGAAGCTTTGAGATTTGATGTACCAGATATTATATGAATGCTATTTCTGTTAAAAAGAACAAGCGTTTCATTTGTAAAAGAATGCAAGCCAACAAGGAAATCAGCAGTTCCAAGATTAGGTCTAAATTTACCATTTAAATCATCAAAAGTTTGAATTTGTTGACCATTAGAAATAATAACTTCATCCCTAGTATTTCTATCGGTGTAACTGTCCGCAGAAGAATCTACATTATAATTAAAAGGTACTGCTAATCGTTCTCCATGATACACACCAAATGATGGTGCTGGCATTCTGATATAACCAATACCCTCTGAAACTGGTTTTGTGTAATGATTTTCAACGGTAGTTTGATTACTGGAGTCCGAAAAAAATGTAAAACTATCTGCATCAGGTACAGTTGCTACATCAAACTTGTCCCCTACCGTTAAAGTATTATTAGATTCTGTAACAACAATTTCATCGCCTACTTCTAGTCCATGTGCAGTTGAACTAACAGTTACAACCCCATCGCTAATAACAGTATTATTTGAATTATTACCAAGTTCTACTGGTTGAACAAAAGTTCCGCTTTCAGCCTTAACAAAATCATTGGATTCATCGCCATCCCAAAGTAGAGGCGTTTGACCGTCTCTAAATAAAATAACCTTGTTAAATGCTTGGAGTAAAAACGCATTTGGATCAACAGTTATTCCAGGAGGATAATCTATTTCAGTAACAATACGATTAACTAAATTTACTAATTTTGCTTTTGTGCCTAATGCAATAACAATGTATTGATTATTGCTTGATTCGGTAGGATCTGAAAATGCACAAGACCCCCTAATTACGGGAATAGCTTCATCATTTATTACAGGTGGTGTCCCTTCATCATCAAGAACCGCAGTCCCTACATTAATTCCGCTACCCGCAAGAAGCAAGGAACCGCTAATAACGTCAATACCTTTGCGAACTTGCCATTCGCCATTAAGATCCATCCGACCGTTTTGACTATCTGCAAGAATTCCATCGTTTAATTGATCGGGTCTAAACCGATTATTAAAACCAAAAAATCCAGCATCAATCTCATCTCGCATTTGAGAGTCAATTTGACCATATGATGAAAATCTTGACATTTTAACACTTCCAGCGTTTTAAAGCTAAAGCCTTTCTAGTTGGTCTACCCTTTTTATCTTTCATCGGACCCTTTACACCACCCATTCTTGCACAAAAAGACTTCTTTCTAGCCTTGTTTTTACCTTTAGGGTTAGATTCGGTAACGGGTGGTTTTAAATTAGCACCTGTCTTGCGTTTAAAATAATTACGACCCGCTTGGGTAAGACCACCTTTTTTACTTTTATGTTCTTTTCTCACTAAATTAACGCATTGAGCCTCTACGCATAGGACGAGCCATAGGGCGTGCCATAGGGCGTGCCATAGGACGACGCATAGGACGACGCATAGGTCGTGCCATAGGACGAGCCATAGGGCGAGCCATTCTGCGAGCCATAGGACGAGCCATTGGACGAGATAATCTTCCTCTTGTATTCATCATATTTATTTTCTCCTTACTGATTTTACTCTACGGGGTTTCCCTGCGGGTTGCCCTAACTTTTTTTTCTGTGAAATACGTGAACGCTTTTCGCTTTTGGACATCTCTGATGCAGTAACAGGAGTCCTTGAGTTCACACGTTTGGATGGTCTGCAATATGGCGTTCCTCGCTTTTCGCCCTTCTGTCTTCCACAAGGCTTCCCCGAGCGGACATCTTTCCAGTCCTCCTTGAACCACCTTTTTAAATCCAGTCCTGCTTGTGTTTTGCGAACTGCCATTTAGACCTTTTTCCTCTTTGACTTGTTGCCCCAATTAGAAGCTCCAACCTTTCTGCATTTAGCAATAGCCCCAGATGCATAAGCCGAAGGAAAAACTTTATATCTAGCTTTTACTTTTTTATAACAAGCATCCTTAGGCATATCACTTACTTTCTTTTAACAGCTTTTTTCTTAGCTACTTTTTTCTTAGGGGGTCTTCCGACTTTACTTCCGTATGTACCTTTTCCGTATGGCATAATATTATATTTTTATTTTTTTTCGGGTTAGTTTTTTCCCGCTACCTTGGTTGCGGGGTTTGATATTGTGAGAGTGACCATCACATTTGGGCATTGTACTAGACTTGCCGCAGTTACATTTGTTGTTGTGCATTATTTTTTTCTCTTGTTGTGAAAATCAAAAAGGACTTTTACTTTTTCTGATAGGGATTCAAGGTTGTAGTGCATTCTGGCTAATACAATAATTAGTGTAATGATTGCAATTAGGACTGGAGTAAGGGCTGATATGACTTGTAAAAATTCATTCATTTAATAGTTGATGAGCCAAAATAAAATCCGACAATAGCTAGAACCGTTTGACGAACTTCTGGTAAAATTAAGTAGCCGTTAAGAGTTTGATATTTAACTCCTCCAAATAATCCAAAAAATCCTTTTGTTTCTTGTCCGACTGTAACACCCTCTGGGCTGTGAGCTAATATAAATGGGGCTACAACGACCGCAAACAACACGGTGCATACTATGACCCTCCTAACCCATTCTCCGCCCCTTGTAGCGGCTTTCTGATGACTTTCATCTGCGGCAGCTTGTTTCTTTAACATAGCGTCAACAGTAGCTTGTTGGTTAGACACAAGTTGTCCTATAAGTTTAAATATAAACCCTGAGGCTCCTCCGCCTAACATTGCTATAAGTTCAGTTGTCATTTCTTTTTAATTATATGATGATATGCAAGTGCTAATGAACCCACCGCACCACATAAGTATGCAATAATACTAGCTACCTCATTAAAATCAGAAAGGTTCCAAGCTGTAATTTCAGCTAAAAAAACTGCACCCCAAATTTTGCAATGACCTATTATTTGATCCATTTTTCAAATTAACTATAATGTAGTAATTTAATGTTTGAAATGGTTACATCAAAAATTGCACTTCTTTGAAAAAACAAAGATATTGACGGTTCTTTGGATGATGTTCCATCATTAAATAAAATTGCAGTAATTGAATTGGATCCTTCTCTTGCTTGAAATCTATCTTTATTCAAAGCATCAGGAGATTGTTCAACTTCACTATTATCCCTAGTTACTATTTCAATACGGTGTCTTTCCGAACCAGAAATAGGATCATTTATGCTAGTTCCTGAAGCTTGTGTAACATCAAATGTTATGCGATAAGTTCCTAAACTAAAATGTGAAGAATCAAAGTGCAACAGAGTTATAAGTTGATCGCTTGATCTAACTCCGCTTGCAACAGCCCTAACGGTGCGGTTAAATCCGCTCCAAGTTGTTGAAAAATTAGTTAAACTAAGATTATCTTGGTCTTTAGCGGGTTTAAGTTCTAGAACTGGCTGTACAGCTAAAGTGCTAAGACTTAACTTTGAAGATAGGTTCATTCTTAAAACCTATGTAATGCTACTAAACCGCTACTTACAGAAACACCTGAAAATTCTCCATATAATACAGTTCCAGCAGTAAAAGAATCCAACAAAAGATTATCATTGGTAACTTTATTAGCTGTAATTGCAGATATCGTAGAATCCTTTAAAAATTGTATTGCTCCAAAAGTTCCGCTAACAGAACTAGATGAAGAATTTATAAGAGCGGAACCGCCAGAACTGAATTCTAATGTTTGATTTTTTGAACTATTCATTATTATCGGGATTGTCTATTGACATATGTTGAGATTTTTTTTCCAACCATGTTGGTATTAGCTATTATACTAGCCTTGCCAAGCTCATCATCTAAGTGTTCGTTAGCAATGTTTTCTTCTGCAATAGCCTTTTCGGTTTGACCGTCCATACGAAGAAAATCCGCATAAGAAGCATGAGCTATAAAATAAAAAAATTCTCCAGGAACACTTTGAACATTAGGTGAAGAAGCATAGCCTAAAACGGGAGTAAACTGTCTTTTATATGTAACATACACATCACCAGTCTGATCAGTTCCTCCTACTTGATTTATAATATGAGCACCAGAAAAATCTACATAGAAATCATATTCCAGAGTTGAGTTTTTTTCAAAAGGTTTGTCTCTATGTATTCTTAAAAATTCACCTATTGTTGTTTTTGATCCTTCTTGTATTGGAACTATGCCATTTGTAGCAGTCCGAGCTTCTCCAACAATTAAATATCTAGCCCACCAGTCCGAAGCGTCAAAAGCTTGTCTAAATCTGCGATTAACAAAATTGCGGATATAATTAGTTTCTTCTGTTGTAAACTCATTTACTCCAGCTAAAGACTTTATTAAATCAAATAATTCTGCGTATGTCCTATTTTGCATTATACTTTATTTGGACTCAAATCTGAATAAATTTTGTTATAGTATTTTAAAAATTCTTTAGAATGAACTTGGTCAGTGCCGTATTTTTTAATCATTCTAAAATAATCCCTTGCAGGAATTGTTGCTACGCATTTACCAAGTACTGGATGCGTTTTACCTTTTTCTTCTGTTGCTTCTTTTCGGGCTATATCACGACGAGAATTTTCAGTAACTCGTTCTTCCGCAAAGCTCTTTTTTACATGATCAACAAAAGCACGATCAATAGCTTCTTGTGTAATTTCGTGAGGCTTGCTAAGTATTTCCATAATAAAAAGGTGGGGGGCTTTCGCCCCCCGACCAGAATTATTTAAGCAGGATCAGCTTGTCCTTTGATCATGCCATGAGCTTGTGGGTGGTAGACACCAAGTGTCAAAGCACAGTCCACAATACCACGCTCACCACCACCAAGATTTGGTAGGCGAGAAGTTCCCATTGGGATTAACTCATGAACGCCGTAGTACTCAGGATTCACTAGGAAACCAGAACCCTTGTTCTGTGATTCACCGAACTTAGGCATACAGACAGGGTTGCCGTTTACGATAGAAACGATACCATGATCGCTTTGATATAGTTCAACTGAAAGTTTAATTTCAGCAGAACCACCTTCGTAATTTACATTGCGAACTGAATCGCCAGACCCACCTTGGAGACGAGCGAAATCGCTGATTGTGCGACGTAGACCTGTGTTAGCTACAAGTGTAAGTCCGTTGCTTACTCCATTAACATCAAAGATGCTAGAAATAAGATCATTGAACACACTTTCGTTGAACGCAACGGCTGTATCTTCTGCAACAGTATAAATACTAGAAGCGGGAGTTTCAAAGCCAGCAGGGACTTCAACATCTGCCTCTGGAGTAGAGGAGATATAAGCGGCAAGACCATTCATCTTATAGGGAAGAAGATTAGTAGCTTGTTGCTTTGTATTGTCAGAACATAATGTTTTTTCAACATCACGTTTTAGTTCGCGAATTGCTTTAGCTTCAGCTTCAGCAATCTTAGCGGGACCGACTGAATCAACTGCTTCTTGTAGCTCGGATACCTTGTAATCACGGCGGAACTTTTGAGTAAAGTTGCCCATACGAGCACGACCTGCAAATTGGTCAGTGTATGTGACGACATCTTCACCTTCTAGGATGCCAGTAGTTACAGGATCGCTGAGTACATCAACAGTCCATTCAGTATTAGTTGCGGATGCTTTCTGTTTAGAAGCACCAGAAAGAATCGGAGTTTCTTCAGGAGCAAGGATTGTCAAGACATCAGTCAAGTCCTCGCGATTGGAAACAGCCGATCCTGGGTTTGTAGTATCATATGTTTTTGAAAACGCCATGATTATATACTTTCTATTATTGGATTAACGACTTAATTGTGCAGTTCTGAGTTTGATGAAATCACTCGCCGTTCCTGTAGAACGAAACGAATTTTGAGATGTCTGGATGTTTTTGCTCCTTCTGGTTATAGGTTTTTCACTTTTAACCGCTGTATTGCTTACGCTTTTAGGAGGGTTAATGGATTTAGATGGCTTGACAGCTTGATCAACTAACTTTCTTTCCCCAAAAATACTATTTGCCGCATGAGCCAAAAGATATGGCATTTGTGCTTTTAGTGTTGGGTCAGCATTTTTTAATGCACTTGTTAGTCGTTGATCATTTAACATTGCTTGATAACGCTTATTTGTAGCATTATCTTTTTCTTCCGTCCAAGGAATTTCTTGTCTGATTTTTTCTTCTAGTCCTTTTTGTATTTTTATTCCTTGAGCTTTATTTTGCAAGTCTTGGATTTTTTGAGGAATATATTTTTTTTGTGCGTGTCTAGCATTTCTAAGAATATTTCTTACTTCCTTTTTTGTAACACTTTTACCATCCATTTCGGTAACTGTATCATTTGCAGAATAATCATCGGATTCAAAAAGAACATTTTCAGCCCATTCAATTGCATCCTTAATTTCTTTGGATTTTTCTTGAACTTCCTTTATGTTTTTTAAATCCTTGTATGGATTTTCATCAATGTCCGATACGGATACTGGTTTTTTAGCCTTTTGTTTAAGCTGAGATTCCAGTGCTTGGATTCGTTCTTCAGCCGCTTTTCTTCTTGCGGTTAGTTCTCCAAAGCGTTTTACGGCACGGGATCCTAACTTTTGAGAAAGCTCCTGAAGCTCTTCCTCCGACATATCGTCTAAATCAACCTGTGAAAGAACATTAGTTGCGGATTCATCTTCAGTTTCGGATACTGCTTGCTCCTCTACTTCTGATTCCTCTTTAACCTCATCTGTTGGTGAATTTTGATCACCTAGCCTAGAACTAATAAAGTCCTCTGCTGACATATTTGAAGAAACAGGATTAGTTTCCGAATTTGTTTCGGTTACTGGTACTACCTCTTCTGTGCTCGCTGTATTTTCAACGGAATCAGCGTTCTCCGTTACGATTTCATCTTGCATATGTTTCCACTCCTTAACGCCGAGCGATGGCGATGGTTATATCTTATCACACCCGACAAGCTATTGCTTGAGCAGATGTTTTAAATCTTTAAATTCTGTCATTTCAAGAATTTGGTCGTAAGATAAAATGCGACCAGAAATTTGTTGAATCTTATGGGTTTCAGCATTATGAAGATCGGCAATACATTCTTCACGAAGTGTATCAATAAAATTTAAAAAACGAATAAACGTATCGTGTGTTTTTAGGGTATCTATATCCCTATCAATATTGTCTTCGGGCATTAGTCAGCCAATTTTCTTAGTTCTTCAGAAACTTTTTCCATTCTGGGACGGATGCCAGGAATTCCTTTTTCTTCAGCCTGTTCATATTCAGTGTTTCTTAAATATTCAACAGCCGCTTCTTCAAACTTTCCTTCATTAATTAAACTACGAGTTTTAGGACTATCTTCAATAGATCCGCGATAATGTTCACTGAACAAAGCATCTTTTAGACTATCGGGATAGGTATCAAAATCGGGAAGTAAGTCCTTCAAGGAATCAATTCTAACGCGAACATCTTCATCTAATAACTCTTCAGCAGTTTCTTCAGTAATAGTATCACCTTCTTCAACATCTTTACCGTAATGACCAAAACCAATAGTAAAATATGGTTCGGTTGGATCTGGTTTATATGCTTCTAATTTTAAACCTTCTGCGTCGCGAATAATTTCTTTAAATCGCTCAACAATAGATTCAGAAGATTTTTTATTCTCCTTTTCAGTCATTTCGCCCTCACGCCTTTTAGCGTAGTCAGTTCTAGTAATATTGTCTGCCATATTATTGTTGATTCATTGTTTGTGTACTTATACCGCCCATGGTAGATGGGGTAGTGCCAATTCTTCCAATTTCAGCATTTTGATTTTGTTGAAGTTGGAAATTATATTGTTGTGCATATTTTTCTATGCGAGCCTTAAATGCTTCATCGCTTTGTATGCGTTGAGTAATATCTGGTTGTTGTAAATACTGTTGAATTGCTTGTAAAGCAAATTGAGCACCATTTGGACGAGCAGGAACTTCAATGCCAGCATACAATTTAGATAAATCGTCAGTAATTTCAGTACGAATATCTTCCTGTGCTTCTTTAGCTGGCATAATCATACCGTCCGCAAGAACGGGATCAATAGCACTAGCTGATAATTCAAGCAAACGATCCATGCTTAAACGACCGTTTCGGTCTAAATTTGAAAGTGCAATAAATTGTTGTAATTTTTTTTCTTGCGATTCTGGATCAGTATTTAGCACATCATAATTTAC